AATATAATCCTTTAGTGGGTTATGTTCGAAGTAGATTTCAGCAAGCAGAAACATCAAGACTTTATGATGAAAGACGATGGTTAAAAGCGTATCGTAATTATAGAGGTCTTTATGGTCCTGAAATGGCTTTTAGATCTAATGAAAAGTCTAGAGTCTTTGTTAAAATAACTAAGACTAAAGTCCTAGCTGCATTTGGTCAAATTATTGAAGTATTATTTTCTGCTGGTAAATTTCCATTAGGAGTTGCTCCTACACCAGTTCCAGAAAATATTGATGAATATGCTCATTTAAAACCTCAACAACCTGAAGCACCACCTCAACCTCAAGATCCATATGGATTTAAAGGTGATGGTAGAGAAATACCACCAGGTGCAACTGCTGATATGCTAATGAAAAATTTAGCACAAGAATATGATAACTTAGGTTTTGAAGAAGGTCCAGCAAATGCAGGTGAACCACAAATAGAACCAGCAGCTATAAGTGCTAAGAATTTAGAAAAATTAATACATGATCAATTAGAAGAGTCAACTGCAATTACAACTCTTAGACATGTATTTTTTGAAATGTGTTTATTAGGAACAGGTATTTTAAAAGGTCCATTTAGTTTTGATAAAGAGTATCATGCTTTTGAAGAACAAGAAGATGCATCTATACATATTAAAAAAATTAAAACAGTTCCAAAAATAGAAGCAGTATCTTGTTGGGATTTTTATTCAGATCCAAATGCAACAAATATAAATGATTGTGATTATGTAATTCAAAGACATTCATTAAATAGACAGCAGTTTTCTGATTTAAGAAAAATGCCTTTTTTTGATGAAGCAGCAATAGATCATTGTTTAGAAGAAGGACCTAATTATCAAGTTAGAGGATATGAATCATCTTTATACAACAGAGAAACTGTAGAAACTATTTATAAAAATAGATTTGAAGTATTAGAATATTGGGGTGTAGTTGATAAAGAATTAGCACAACAATGCGGTATAGAAAGTGATAAAGATGTAGTTAGTATTAATGCATGGATATGTGGTGGTAAAGTTTTAAGAATGGTTGAGAATCCATTCACACCTACAAGAATACCATTTATGGTATGTCCATATGAATTAAATCCTTATCAGTTTTTTGGTGTTGGTGTTCCAGAAAATATGGAAGACTCACAACAAATTATGAATGGTCATGCAAGAATGGCTATTGATAATTTAGCACTATCAGGTAATATGGTATTTGATGTTGATGAAACACAATTAGTACCTGGTCAAGATATGAAAATATTTCCTGGTAAAATATTTAGAAGACAAAGTGGACAACCAGGAACATCTATTAATGCAATAAAATTTCCTAATAGCACACAAGAAAACATGATGATGTTTGATAGATTTAGACAGTTAGCAGATGAAGCAACTGGTATACCATCATATTCACATGGTACAACAGGTGTACAATCCACAACTAGAACTGCAGCAGGTATGTCAATGTTAATGGGTGCTGCAGCATTAAGTATTAAAACAGTAATTAAAAATATAGATGACTATTTACTCAAACCCCTAGGAGATAGTTTCTTTCATTGGAACATGCAATTTAATGCAGATGTACCACATATTAAAGGTGACCTTGAAATTAAACCAAGAGGCACATCATCTTTAATGCAGAAAGAAGTTAGATCACAAAGACTCATGACATTTATGCAAACAGCAGCTAATCCTGCTCTAGCACCTTTTGTTAGATGGCATACATGTTTAAGAGAAATAGCAAAAGCATTAGATATTGATCCTGATCAACTAATTAATGATCCAGAGAAAGCAGCTATCTATGCACAAATAATGGGAATGGCAAATGGAAATCAAAGTAATACAGCCCCTGCTGGAGAACAAGATCCTATGGCAACAGTTGGAAAAGTACCTCCTGGAGCTTCAGTCTCAGATCCAACAGGAAATGGAGGTGGCAACATCGGAATCGGCAATATACCGATGCCAGGGGAAGCTGGTTTTGCTTCGCCAGATATTAAACCTACCGACAGCAAACAAACGCAGTAAAGAGAGTGATTAATGGCAATACAGTATTCTTTAAACTATGATGATCAAGGTAATCCATCATTAGTTAAAAATACTGTAACTGGCCCAAGAAAAGTTATTGATACAGGTGGATTTACAATAGGTGAATATAAACCTACTAGAACAGTATCGACAGATTTTACTTTTACACCTACTGAAGATAATAGAGAAATTTTTGGAACACAAACTCAATACGAAATACTACAAACTTATATAAATGAAAATGATGGTGGTGGTGATGGTGGAGATACCACTACAACTGGAAAAGATTATAGTTTAAGTGTTGATCAACAATCAAGAGTAAATGCTTTAAAAGCTGCAGGTATGTATAAAGAAGCAGAAGATTTTGAAAAATATAGTTTAAATAAAGCTAAAGCAGATGATTTAAAATCATTTACAGGAACTGTTGGTTTATTTTTTAGTAATCCTTTAACTACTATTTTGGGTGCTGGTGCTAGAATATATGGTAATTATGCTGATAGAAATATAACTAATATTATGGACAGTTATTATGCATCAGATTATTATCAAGATAAAGTTACAAAACATGATTATGAATATCAGGCATATACTGGATATGATGTTTATAATGATCATGATGAATTTTTAGGAACATCTGATTATCAAGGTGAAACATATAGTACAGCAAAAGGCACTGGTAATGTAGAAAGTGGATTAGGCACAGAAACTATGTCCGATATTCAATCAAAAGAAAGAGGACAATCATTACATGGCGGCAATGGTGGTAGTGGAAATAATCAAGGCGGATCTCCAGGATCACAAGGACCAGGTGGATCAGATGAAATGGGAAGTTTTTAATTATGGCAGTAGATTATAAAGGACAACCAATAACTAAACAAACAGCATTTACCACTACTGGTATGATGAATAGAAAACCTATGCCTATCAAACCATTAAAAATGCCTACTGCAAAAGATGTAGAACAAAAAGCAACACAACAAAGAGTTGTAGAAAAAGAAAAACCACAAATAGATTTATCTAATTTGAGAGATGATGATAAACGAATTTTAAATATTCATTTAACACCATCTCTTAAAAATGTATTCAGCAAAGTATTTGGACAAGATATATTTCCTGAGTTTGGAATAAAAGAAAACACAGTTAGTATACCAACAAGTATAATTGTTGATAGATTTGGATCATTGTCTAATTTTAGATCTATGGTTCAAAGAGATGCAAACAACAAAGTGCCACCTAGTCAGGGTATAATGACTAGCCCACAAACTATGAAAGTTTAAGAGCTACCCTTATCCATAAGGCACTCAACTCACAGGAGTAAAAATAATGGAAAAAGAAAAAGAAACTCCCGAAGTTTCTGAAGAAAAAAAAGTTAAAATGCCAGCGGCAAATCCATATAGTAAGGCTCAAGAAGACGATCCTGAAACAGAAGCATTTGCTAAAGGTGAGTTAACAAAATTTCATGCAGAACAGAGGGAAAAGAAGGCAACCGCAGAAACCGAACAGAAGGACACCGATGCATCTGAAGAGACTGCAGACGAATCAGAACAAAAGGCTACTCCTATCGCTGAACGCCCTGCTAATGCTGAAGATCGTGTTTTTAAGAAACGTTATGACGATTTGAAAAAACACTATGATTCTACTATTAATAAACACAAGGACGAAGTCCGTACTTTGCGTACACAGTTAGAATCAAGTACAAAACAATTTGTGCCACCTAAATCTAAAACAGAATTAGAGGCATGGAGAAAAGAGTACCCTGATGTCTATGATATGGTTGAAACTATAGCAATGGACAAAGCGACTACTCAGACTGCAGAGCTTGAAAATAAATATAAAAGTTTACAACTCCAACAAGAACAAATTGCAAAAGAAAAAGCTGAAGTAGAACTTTTAAAACTACATCCTGATTTTAGTGATATTCGTCAAAAAGAGGAGTTTCATAATTGGGCTGCAAAACAAGATCCTACTATTCAAGGTTGGTTGTATGAAAATACATCTAATGCACAGTTAGCTGCTAGGGCTATTGATCTATACAAAATGGATGTTGGCCAAAGTAAACTAACTAAAAAAGAAGAAAAGGATATTAAAAAAGAAGCTGCTAAAGCAATTTCTAAAACTAGAAAAAGTACTGATTCAGATACGCCAAAGAAAAAAGTTTGGACAACAACTGAGATTTCTAAAATGAAACCTCATGAGTTTGAAAAATTTGAAAAGGATATTGACCTTGCACGTTTAGAAGGTAGGATTGAACAACGTTAAACAATCTAACTAAACAATAGGAGGGTACGACCATGGCTTTTGGAAGTGCTAGTGGATATAACAACCTTTCACAAGGTAATTTTACTCCACAAATCTTTAGTCAGAAGGTTCAAAAATTCTTCAGAAGAGCATCAGTGGTAGA